AATCATCTTGTGTTTGAATTTTGCGAATAGCATCAATTGCATTAACAAGGTCTGTTGTGTTTGTTTGAAGCTGTGTCATAAGAAGTCCTCTCTTTTCTGATTACTTAATTAATATAGCATGATTCTCAGTATTGTCAAGTTTTATCCATAAAAAAAGGGCGATAAACGCCCTCTTTTTAATATGTTTTAATTTTTATAGTGACATTCCACCAAATGTATTTGTGTCAACATCTTGCTTAACACCGCCAATAACATAAGACGAAATCTCAGTTTCTTGTGGAGCAACTTGTACTTCTGCACCTGCAATCCACTTCTGTGTCCACGGTAGTGGGTTAGCTTGTGGTGTTTGATATGGACATTTTAGTCCAACTGCTGTCATACGCTTACAGCAAATCCATTCAATGTAATCATCAAGTAATTGTGCGTTAAGTCCAATCATTGATCCGTCTTTGAACAAATAGTTTGCCCATGCCTTCTCTTGTTCTACCGCATCAACAAACATTTTGATACATTCTTCTTCTGTTTCTACTGCAATTTTTTCATAATCTGGATCGTCTTTTGGTAGAAGTTTTAGTAGAGTTTGTGTACTTGCCAAATGTAGGTTTTCATCACGGGCAATAAGTTTAATAATCTTAGCATTACCTTCCATTTTCTTTAGTTCAGCAAATGCCCAAGAACAAGCGAATGAAACATAAAAACGCACACCTTCTAAGATGTTTACACTCATTAGAGTTTTGTAAAGTGACTTCTTAATTTCATATTCGTCAATCTTAATTTTCTTACCATTGACAGTATGTGTTCCTGAACCCAGTAGGTTATAGTAACCTGCCATTTGAATTAATTCATCATAGTTCTTTGAAATATCATCAGCACAATCTAAGATTTCTTCAATATCCATCATTTCATCAAATACTTTTGATGGATCAGCATAAACATTACGAATAATATGAGTATATGAACGAGAGTGGATCGTTTCACTAAATGTCCAAGTTTGGATCCACGCTTCTAGTTCTGGAATAGATACTAGTGGTGCAAATGCTTCTGTTGGCGCACGACCTTGCACACTGTCTAATAGAATTTGACGCTTTAAGTTTGATGTAAAGATATGACGCTCATGGTCTGTTAGATTTTTAAAGTCATTTGAATCTTTAGTTACATCTACTTCTTCAGGACGCCAAAAGAAACCCAACTGTTTATCTGTTAGTTTGTCAAACTGTTTATACTTTAGCATATCATAACGCTGAATAGTAACCCCACCACTAGGATCCATGAATGCTAGTGCTTTAGTGTGGTCTGCTTTGTTTTGTGAATTGAATACTGACATTTTTACTCTCTCTTAAATTACGCAACTATCGCAAGCTGCATCATCATCTAATTCTGATTGTGCTAATGGTTCATCCATTAACTTGTTTACATCAAGTTCTCCTTGACCGTCATATGTATTGAAATAATACAATTGTTTACCACCGTATTTGTAGAACATAATTAAGTGTTGCAACATTAATGACATTGGGATTTTTTCATCATCAAAGAATACAGGATTATACGATGTGTTCACAGAAATACCTTGGTCGATATATTTCTGTAGAACTGCCATAATCTTTAGATATCCTTCAGGAGATTGCTGATCCCATAGTAGTTCATATTTATTTTTTAATTTATGAATACCTGGAACAACCTGCTTTAGAACACCATGCTTTGATTGCTTCACAGACACATAACTGCGTGGAGGTTCAATACCGTTTGTGGAGTTAGAAATCTGTGCAGATGTTTCAGCTGGCATCAGTGCCATCAGTGTTGAATTACGAATGCCTGTAGTCTTTAAGTCTTCGCGGAGTGTCGCCCAATCCTGACGCTCAACATATGGAGTAAGTTCATCAACATCTAACTTGCGAGTATCCATTGGTACGATACCATCACCGTATTTGGTTTCATTAGTTCCGGGACATGCACCCATATCTTGTGCTAGTTTGTTTGACGCTTTGATTAAGAAATAACTCCACGCTTCTGCCCATTCATCAACTAAGTCTAAGTTTGGATTTGAGTAGTTTGTATCGTGCTTTGCTAACCAATAGGCAAAATTAATGATACCTACACCAAGAGGTCTCCTTTTATTAGTTGACAGTTCAGCCGCTAGTACAGGATACTTTTGGTAATCTAATAGCGCATCTAAACCACGAACTGCTAGTTCACAAGGCTTTTCAAAATCAGCTGGAGTTTTGATGTTACCCCAATTGATAGCACTTAGTGTACACAGCGAGATTTCACCTTCTTCATCAAAAATGTGTTGCAATGGTTTAGTTGGTAGATTGATTTCACAGCAAAGATTTGATTGACGAATAGGAGCAACATCTGCTTTGAATGACCCATGGTCGTTAGCATGGTCCACATTCATCAAATAGATACGACCTGTGTTCTTGCGCTCATTCATAAATGCCGAGAACAGTTCAGCAGCTGGAACAGACTTCTTGCGTAATCTAGTATTTCTTTCTGCAGTCTCGTACAGTTCACGGAACTTGTCTTGGTCTGCAAAAAATGCTTCGTATAGACCGGGTACATCGCTTGGTGAGAAAAGTGTAATGTCTCCACCAGTCATTAGACGCTCATACATTAGTTTATTAAATTGTACGCCATAGTCTAAGTGACGCACACGATTGTCTTCTGTGCCTTTGTTATTCTTTAGCACTAGTAGGTCTTCTACTTCGTAGTGCCAGATAGGATAATAAAGAGTTGCAGCACCACCGCGGACCCCACCTTGTGAGCAAGATTTCACGGCAGACTGAAACATCTTATAGAATGGAATAACGCCCGTATGTGACGCATCACCATTACGGATTGGCGAATTGATAGCACGAATGCTACCAGCGCCAACACCAATACCCGCTTTTTGTGAGACATATTTCACAATTGATGAAGATGTAGCATTGATACTATCTAAACTATCATCTGTTTCAATTAGGACACAAGATGAAAATTGTCTCTGCGGAGTACGAACCCCTGCCATAACAGGAGTTGGAAGTGAGATATCAAAGTTACTAATAGCGTCATAGTAATCTTTGACCCACTTCATTCTCTCATTGCGAGGATACTGACTGAAAAGTGTCGCCGCAATAAGAATATATGCCATTTGTGGAGTTTCAAAAATTTGTTTTGTTACACGATTTTGTACTAGATACTTGCCACGGAACTGTTCCATTCCAACATACGAAATATTAAAATCTCGTTCATGTTTGATAAATCCGTTAATTCTATCCCATTCTTCATCTGTATAGTCTTCTAATAATGAAGGGTCATAGAATCCTCGTTCAACATTTTGTTTTACAAGTTCTTGTACATGCACTGGATTAAAGTCACCGTATACATCTTTTCTAAGATGATAGTTAATCAAGTTACCTGCTACCCACTGATAGTTAGGCGTATCTTCTGAAATTAGATCCGCTGCTGCTTTAATAAGAGTTTCCTGAATTTCAGAACTAGTGATACCGTTGTAAAACTGTATACTACTTTTTATTTCTACTTCACTTGCACTCACACCGTTGATATTATCACATGCAAAAAATACAACTTTGTGCATTTTCTCTAAATCTAATTCTTCTTTCGTTCCGTCCCTCTTGGTAACTTGTATATTACTCATTGTTTTTATATCTCCAAAATTGCATTGTATTTACTCTGTGTATCCATTCTTAATATCTAGTGTTTATATCTGCGTCTTCCATACCTGCTACTCTCAACTTGATAATATTACTTAATTGAAAGTGTTTGATTTCAAACCCTTTTGTAATACCTTGGAATTGATTTCGCATCAACGCTACTTGGTTTATTAGTTCTGATATTGCTACAACTTCGTCTTCACCGTCAGCGTACTTTTCTGCGTCCCTGCTAGATAATGCTTTGTTGTAACTCTCTAAATACTTTCTTAAATATTCACTACGCTTCTTGCGTAAACTTATATTTAGATGTTCTAGGATAGCTTCTAACTCTTGTAGTTGTGAAAATCGTAGTTCAACATATGCTGGAAGTTCTGTAGAATTGCGTTCTACATTTCCTTTAATCTTGACCTCAGTTCTCGCTTCTGCCAGTTCTTTTTCAAAATGGTCAAGGCATTGAGGAATATTATTCCAATCTGCTACAACTTTACGATACCAACTCATTCGTCATACTCATCCCAATCATCGTCTTCATCTTCAAAATCGTCTACAAAATATCTATCAAAGGCAGCTTGTAAGATTTTATCATTTTCTATCATTTCTTCTAAATCAATTTTAGAAATACCATAATCATCACATGCCTTTATAATTCTTTCTGCTGCTTCTAGTTTGTCTTTTGCAGGGACAAGCTGTTTAATGGTTTCCCATAACTCAAAAATAAAATCAGTTTCTATAGCTGCCATAGTTCTTATGCCTCGTAAATTGCTGAATTTGCGCCATGTTCTGAACACTCAACACTAACGCACCAGCAACGGTTATTTGTTTGTTCACGAACCAATCTATCTGCTTCTACCCAAGCATGATATGCAAATTTTTCTGCACCTACACCATCAAATACTGTAAGTTGTGCTAAACCTGCTGATTCTAGTTCTTCCAATTTATACAACATTGGATCATTTTTGTCAACACATACTTTATGGTCAAAACTATCTTCTAACCATTTTTTCAGAGGCTTCAATCCACCAAAGTCCACACACCAATTACGATGATCCAGTTCATTGCACCCAAAAGTAAATTTGAATGCAAGACTGTATCCATGTAGAAATCTACAATGTGAGTGGTCTGCATGTGGTTGACGAAAGACTGCCGAAAGTCCTATGTTGTGTCCATATGTCTTTGTAGAAAGATATTTAGCCATTATTCTTCCCCGTTAAGTGCTGCGTTTTCATCAATAATTTCACCATTATCATCTACTTGTAGTGCTTCAAGACCGTGCTTTTCAGCATCAATATCTTCCATATTCCACTCTGCCATGATAACATCTAGTTTTTCATCAGTCCAGTTTTTACGGAACTCAATCATTTCTTCACCAGATTTGGTCATATATTTTAGACGATTGCCTTGCTTAACGAGAAGACCTTTTGCTTCAAAGAATTCAAGTAGACCTGAATAAGGAGACATACCTGTTTCGTAAGGGATTTCTACTTGTACGCTTTCAAAAGGTTTAGCATATCGTGTTTTCATAATCTTACATGCTGCACGAATACCGTGTACTTGTGATGTCTTGTTGCCGTCTGCATCTGTTTTCAGTTTCAACTTACGCATAGCGATAACAATACTTGACGCATAGATAAAGCCTTGACCACCTGAAATCTTATCGTCAGGATCAAACATATCTTGTGATGCATATGTGTGATTAGTCGCTACCATACCCACATTGAAGTCACCGAACATGTTTACACAGTTACGAACAAGTGCAGATAGTGCTTTAGGCTTACGACCCATGTCGCCTTTCATATCACCTTTATTGAACTGGTCAACATCAGTTGGTGTTAACATCATACCCAATGAGTCGAGTACGAATAGAACCTTAGGACGGTCTTCTTCATCTACATCACCATAATCAGCACGATACTCTTTCATAAAGTCTGAAATGATTTTAGCAACATCGTCAATCATTGCTACATTTAGTTTAAGAAGTTTGTCTTCGCTTGTATCTACGCCAAGTGCTTCTAGCCAAGAGTTGTCTAGTGCGTTTTCACTGTCAATAAGAACCACATAGATACCTTGATCCTGTGCGTTCTTCACTACATTGCCTGATGCAATGTAAGACTTACCTGCGCCGCTCTCACCTGCTAGAACTGTTACTTTACCTAGTGGGATACCTTTATGAAAGTCGCCACTAATCAACTTGTTTAGACAGTAGTTACCTGTTGAGATCCATGTGTCAGGGTCACGAAACCCAATTGACATACCAGGAACTGATTTTGTAATTGATTTACGAAATTTACTCGCATCAAATGCTTTTGCCATAATCTACTCCATATTGTTTAAAAAGGGAGGGCATTTCTGCCCTCCAAGTTAGTCAGATGATTAGTCACTCTTACGAGCGCGGATCATTGCCAGAATATCAGAAGCATCCTTACCA